TCCATCAGCTTGTGGCCAGCTTTGGCCATCGAGTACAACACTTCCAGTAGTATCTGGAGTAATTGTAATATTTCCACCACTTACGGATGTAATAGTATTGCCGTTTACATCAAGATTTCCGCCAAGTTGAGGAGTTGTATCATCAAGTACGCTTTCAATTTCAAAACCAGTTGCTTGAACTACCTGAGTCCAAGAAGTTTGATTTGTGCCATCTGTAGTAAGGAAATATCCCGAAGTACCTGCAGTTTGAGGCCAGTTAACGCCGTCAAGTACAACATTACCTGTACCATTTGGAGTAATAATTAAGTTGCCATTAGGATCAGTAGTGGTAATACTATTACCATTAAATGTTAAATTATCAACATTTAATACGTCTAATTTGCTATCACCATCTACAATCAGAGCACTATTTGCTGTTACTACACCAGCAGTGTGGTCGAGCATATCGGTGAATAACTTACCACCAATAGATACTACTTCCGACGTGCCAGGATTACCAATAAATAGTTTTTCACTAAGGCTGGAATAGGCTAATTCACCCTGCTCTAGGGTGGTAGGAGTTACCGCGGTAGTACTTCGTTTGATCTTAATTAATTGTGTCATAGTTTTTCTTTCTCATTTAGCCTTTTTAAAAGGCTCCGGCGTCTAGAGTATCTGAATCTCCACCCGCTGCTGCAACTAAAATTGGAACCCATTGAAAAACACCGGCAGATGTTTCTCTGTATACATTAAAAGTTTCTGTTGTTGTGTTATACCAAGTGTCCCCTTCATTCAAATTCGTACTAGGAACACTAGATTGGCTGAAGGAGTTATCTGCCAGTTGTTGAATTGCTTGCTCTACGCTGCCTGCGGATAAATTACCGTAGCCTGCAAAGCTTACAGCTTGTGCAGTAGGGGTTGCGAAATTAGAAGGAACCGCAGCGGTATTTATAGTAAGTTCTGTAGTTGGAGGTATTACTTCTAGCGAAGTACCTGCAGTTATCTCTAGAGTAATTGCCATTATCGTGTAATTTCTCTGGTGACTGTTACTTGTCCTTGCAACAAACGAAGCACAAAAGAATCACTGCTTGTGTAAATTTCTAGGTCATAGTAGTATACACCTGCTGCAATCGCAGCGCTAGTAGCGTTTGGCATATCTAGTTTTATTTTACCGTCTGTAGGAGTGGGTATAGTACAAGTAAAAGAGGCAGCAGGTGTTGCAGCCTCTTTAGATTTGCGCATTTGGGCACGAGCTGAATACCCGGTGAGATCCTTTACGACCCCATTGTCTTTCATAACTAGCTCTAGTGCAAAATCTGCCCCTTGATCTAGATTAAAATTGTAAGTAGATGCACTCATCTGAAGTTCTCCATGTTGAAATTATAGCAAAGGAAACATTTTAAGTCAAGAAATATTTTTGGTTAGGTATTTCGTTAGACTCAAGCTTTCTTAGCTAGTTTCAAGCTGTGTAATACGAGCCTCCAAAGCTTGAATTACTACTTGTTGTTCTTGAATTGCTTTCACAAGAACCGAGCATAACGCATCCAGTTTAAGAGACTGAATTTGATTCTCGGCGTCTTTTTCTCCTTCTACAGCACTAGGTATAATTTCTGCAAGCTCATGTGCTATAAAACCTTCTCTACTAACACCGTCTGCTGTCCAGCTAAACTGTTCATTATCTGTATAATTATAAGTAACAGGTCTAATTTGATTAACTCGTTCTAACGCTGGAAGTGTCTGTGTTTGTATATTATCTTTTACTCTATAATCAGAAGAGTAAGTAATGCTACCAACATTTGTAGTATCTACCCATAATTGGGCATTAGGACTCACCCACTTAAAATTAAATATACTTCCACTGCTAGGTCCTGCGGTACCTGTACGACCTACTATCCCAGTAGCTGCTAGAGTACCTGAAGACGTATAGTTTCCGTTTGTATCTATTTTGAACTTCTGTGTGTTCAACCCTCCCGCAATTAGGTAGCCTTCATAGGAACAAAGATCTACATATTTGGAAGTAATATCGCCCCAATTTCCTGTGCTGTCTTGTATAAAAGTAGCCGCAATTCCGTTTTTTGCAGCCCCCAACATTCCTCGAGTAGTACTAAGTGCACCCGTCTGTATGGCTGTAAGTGCAATACAAGTAGATGCTTCTATACTCTCAAATAGCGCAGTAGTGTCCCAAGCACTTGAATTTAGAGAAATTCCTGTGTCATGTAAACTAAATGAGTGTACTCCATCTGTATAAGTACCTTCTGTTAACTTACTTAAAGATAAAGTATTGTCAGTTACTTTACTTCCGCTAAGCGTACCGTCTGGTATAGTTGTTGGGTCTCCTGCAGGACCTTCTGGACCTTCTGGACCTTCTGGACCTTCTGGGCCTTCTGGGCCTTCTGGGCCTTCCGGGCCTTGAATACCTTGTATGCCTTGAAGACCAGTCTCTCCTTGAATACCTTGTGGACCTTGTGGGCCTGCAGGACCAGTGTCTCCTTGAGGACCAGTGTCTCCTTGAGGACCAGTTTCTCCTTGAATACCTTGAATACCTTGGTCACCTTGAGGACCTGCTGGACCAGTGTCCCCTTGAGGGCCAGTCTCTCCTTGAATACCTTGGATACCTTGGTCACCTTGTGGACCTGCAGGACCCTCTGGGCCAGGAACAGTACTATCAGCACCCGCAGGACCTTCTGGGCCTTCTGGACCTTCTGGACCTGCAGGACCGATCTCTCCTTGAATACCTTGAATACCTTGTGGTCCTGCGGGTCCTTCTGGTCCTTGAGGGCCTGGAGGGCCTTCGGGTCCTTCTGGACCAACAGTTAGAGGCACTACAGTATTAATAGTTACATCGGAAGAGCCATCCATAGAAACAGATCCACTGGCGTCTCCCGTAAGAGTTATAGTTCTAGGCGCAGCCCATTTAGTTGCTGTATCTGCGTTACCTGTAAGATCTCCAATAAAGCTACCTGTAACGGTGCCATCAGCTAAAACTGAGAATGTTACTCCTGAGTTATCCCCCCCGTATAGTAAGCCATTCGGGCCGCAGACATCTAACCAAGCGTCATTATCTGTACCCCAAGTAGCAGAGGTAGAATGAATAAATGTTGCAGCAGTACCGTTTTTAGACCCCGCAAAAATTCCTCTAGTAGTTGCATCTGTACCAGTAGATATAAAAGTTCCTGCTATACAGGTAGAGTTATCTGAGCTAGCTACATATAATGCCGTGTCCCAGCCCGTAGCTCCTATTTGAACTCCGCCTTCCACTAAGCTAACTATATGTTCACCGTCATTAAAGGTACTTGGAGTTAGCGTTGTTAACCCTAAAGAGTCGTCTTGAATATTCGAACCATCAATAGTGCTAAAGCCGAAGGTTCCTGCGCCATTTGTAGTAAGTACTTGACCATTAGTGCCATCGCCAGTTACATCTGTTAAATCTAGTAAGCTTATTGGACCACTCAGCCCTTCTCCAGCAATATAGGTAACGCCATTAGATACTATATTTACTATGTCATTTAGCTCGGTACCGCTTGATAAAACTATGCTTGTTCCATCAGTGGCGGTGTATTCTGAAGGATCTAGTAGTACACCGTTTAAATATACTTCTAAAAATCCTACTTCGTAGTCTGCGGTAAAGTTAGTCTGTCCTTGAGCTGTAGTAAAGGAAGATCTATCATATAAAGTTCCTCCCCCTGATGAGGTTACAGTTGTAAAGCTAAATGACCCCGCTCCGTCGGTACTAAGTACTTGACCATTAGTGCCGTCAGCGATCACGTCCGTCAAGGCTAAGAGAGAGGTTGATCCATCTTTTAGAAAACCAATCCTAAGATCTTTAGTACGTTGTTTATCAGCGTTATCTTCGTCTAATCCTTCTATAACTGTTACGGTAAACTCTAAATCAGTAGTATCAAAAGTATCTACTTTGTCTAAAGTTAATACATAACTAGTTGTGCCAGAATTGGCAGGCGAAAATACCGTTTCTGCTGTTTGTGATATATCAGTATTATCAAATCCTGTTCCTGTAATTTTAAACTTAGGCTCTGAGTATCCTTCTGCATCTACAGTAAGAATCAAATTCGTATAAGCAGTAATAAGTGCGTTTCCGCCAGTAAACCTAAGTATACTAGGGGAGGAGCTTAAAGTTACAACTTTTACTGATTCTGGAGTTTCTACAGTTAAATTTACAGGGTAGTACCGAAAAACTCCATTATTATGTTGTATGGATGCAAAAACACAGTCATTACTAGGGTCAAAGCTAAACTGGCTAACAGAGTGTGTTGAATCTACTACAGCGGTAGCAATTGTTATCTCTAGCTGTAGCTCTGTGTCTGAAGATATATAAGCAACCCTACCTGCTTGAGCAGAGTTAAACTTTATAATATCCCCAACTGTATAATGTGCCAAGAAATTTGTGTCTGTACCAGCCACAACGTTACTTCCCGGAGTCACAGAGACTGTACCTGGTTGAGTAACAAAGTTACTTTCAGCAGTACTACTACCGTCCCCTACGTCATAAAAATAGGCTAATCCAAGATTCGGATCTTGATAATATCTTATTAATTTAAAGGGATCGTCCAAATCACTTGCATCAAAAAATACATAACGTGCCGCTAGTTGCTTATCAAATTCAGTAGGTAAACTTGAAAAATCTACTGAAGCAATCCCGCTACAGTCTTGTGTTTGTAAATCAGGAAAAGAGCCACTTGTGTTATCCTCCAAAAACGTACGAAAACGAGCACTGATAGGAGTAAAGTTAAACAAACTATCTCTAAATTTAAATATTCCTGCTGCTGTAACGAAAGGGGGAGAAGAAACTGTCGCTCCTAAAGGCATTTCAAATACTGCAGGAACGGAGGTATCTGTAGTTGTTTCTTGCACGACAAAAGAAACGACTACAGGTATAGAGCTAGTACCGTAGGTGCTAAGAGTTCTTATCCTAAAGTAATATTCTCCGGGAGCAACGTTGTCAAAACGAGGCAGCTTATTTATAGCGGAACTTACTTTAATAGGGCTCGACTGATTATGTATATTATGGTAAACTTCATACGCACCAACATGGGCGTAGGCAGATCCGTCCTCATTTAAGGGCACATCCCAAAATAGTTCTACACTACTACTATCTTTTCTAGCAAAAGGACTTACTACAGAGGGAACTATATCTGTTACTTTTGGTATGGGGAAAATCGGATCATCTATAGAGAGTACAAAGTCCGAATCTATGCTTTCAAATTTCTCGTTATAATGTTCTACAGCCGTAATAGAGTATTCGTTTTTCGAAGTTTCTGAAATACCAAGTATTCTATAAAGTTTTGCAGAACCTTGAACGGACAAACCTTCTGAGGAAGTCTCTTTTATAACCCAAACAGTCTGAGCATTGGGGATACTAGAAAATGCTGGACTAACTGTTAAAGAAGAAATTCCTGAGCCTGATAAGGGGCTAATAGGTTGCGACTCTACATGAGTATGAGGCTTCCAAGAAGCTAATACTGGTTCTCCGGAATCATCCAATAAATTTAGAGAGTCCTCTTCAGTTGTTACTCCCAAAATAAGGTCGCTGCGGTTATATACAGCTCCTCCAATAGTCGCAGATGCCTGAGTTAAAAAAGCTGCCCCCGACTCTAAAAGAATGCTGAGCTCGTAAGTTGAGCCTTCAGTAAGTTCTATAGATCTATCCAAAGGTACTTCTGTTAAACTACGAGTGCCTGTAGAGCTAACTCTTCCGCTGTACTGTACTTGGGCAGGATTTCTTGAAGAATCCTGTATATTAATTACATCCCCAGGACTTAGAAAAGCTGCATTTATTGCAGTAGAAAAAGATACTATTTCCGTCTGATTTTTAGCAGTCCATAACTTCCATCTTCCGTATCTAAGTGCTTGTCCTTCTGACGTAGTTCCAAATGCAGAGGCTTCCTCTACCACTAACTTACCTGTATTAATTATGTGGTCTCTATCTTCAACAATTAAGTTTTCTAGAGCATAATTAGCCTCAGGATTATTCCATGTTACAATTGCTTGGTTAGAACGAGTCTTATTACCTGTAGACTCATAATCAAATTTCCCTTGAATAACATTTGCGGCGCTAAAGTTATAGACAGGATCAGAGGCTTGGTCAATTACGCTAAGAATCTTCCCGTCTATCCAATATATCATACCTCTAAATATTGTAGCAATATCTTTTAAAATTTTGTAAGCATCGGTAGCTTTTGTAATATACAAGTTGGCAGTATAGCGAGGCTCAAAACCCCCATTACCATCTGGAACTAGCTCGTCACAATAGCGAGCAACTCGATATAAAGCGTATATATCTACATCGGCAGGATCTATCCAAGTGCCTACTCCATACCTATTATTAGTTATAATATCATAAAAAATCCAGGCAGGATTATTAGTATAAACTTTTGTAGGGCGAAAAGCTCCATCCCAATCTTGGTAAGTTTCAGCAATTGCGCCATCAATAGGGCTTCTATTATAGTTGGCAATCCCTGTTAAGGATTCATCTCTAGTAACATAGTTTGATGGTACAGATACTTTTAACCCTTTAGCATGGTAAGTAATTTTGGGGGTACTCTGGAATCTCTCAGTATTTACTATGACTTTTGCCATAGCTGTGAGAGGGTAAGACATCCTTTCTTTTATCAGCCCAGTAACAATACTTATAGAGGAACCACTTTGGCTTACATAACCAACATCTTTATACACAGTAGTATTTTCAGCATAAGCTTTATTAGTGTCTGTCAGGCGAGTAATTATTAACTTAAAGTCTTTAAAAGGTTTATACTGCTGTAGTTCAATATCTAATGAATAGTTAATTGCAGAAGTACTAGAGTAGCTATGGCTTAATCTACTGGAAAGTAGTGGGGCATCAAAAGTAGTGCCATCTTTAGAAAATGAAAGAGAGTAGTCATACTGTACATTTGCATTTACTCGCTCACCATTAGGGCCTTGGTTTTCTAGTCCATTGGGATAAGCTATTATAGCTCTTATTTCGTCTACTTCTTCTGCTTGAGCCGCAGATAAATTGAACCCTCCAGCTTGAGTACCTTGAAGCTCTACTGTTTGAGTTCCAGATTCTCCTGGCCCTACTAGAGTTAGATTCACAGCATTAGATACTGCTTCATTGCCCATTCCTGTACCCGCCCTATCTTTAAAAGGGCGTTCTACAAGTTCTCCTTTTTTGAATTCATAGGCAAACTTAGAAGTCTTGCTAGTATCTACAGTTTTGGAGTAGTTTCCTGTAAGATCACATTTATATGTTCCATCGGGAGCAGGCCAAGCTTCTGCTAAAGTTATAGAGTTATTGTTAACACTATCTACCCCCGACACCTTAAACTGAACATCTATAACTATAGTGTGATCTCCATCCAAGTATAAGGAGTTATAAGTACTTGTAGATATAGGAGTAACGTAAGCTACTGTAGCCGAATCTATTTTTTCAATCCAACCTTCAAATACAGTAAAGCCAGCACTGTTAACAACTCTAACTGCTGCTGCTGCTGTAGGATTATCAAATGAGTATATGTAGTCGTCTAAAAATAAGTCCGAAGTTGTAGTTATTTTTATACCTAAAGAACTTCCTTGGGACCATTTTTCAGTGGCTCCAGGAGCATTTTGGTAATCTCTTACAATAAGAGTTCTACCTGCTCCATTAACAGGCAAGGTAATAGGCACTGCTTTGTTTAGAGTAACTTGGGTAGAACCATTAGTAAACTCAAAATTAACAGCAGTATCTGAGAGTCTTATAGTACTTGTAGCAGGATCTTCTCCCGCATCATCATTTAAATATATTGAGGAGCCACCACTTACTAAACCTTGAATGGGCCCCTCAGAGATCACATCTGTAAAGAGTATTGTTTGTACATTAGAGAATCCCGCAGTGTCCACGCCCCAATTCTCTTTCTTCTCTAGAGATCTTTGTACTTGGTCTCCAGTTAGCTCTTTACCGTTAAGGTCTCTTTCGTCTGTATAGTCCCAACTATCTACAGGAGCATATGCGTATGTAGGACGAGGAGGGACATAGTTGCCCGCCATTACTTCGAAAGATACAGGGTATCCTGGAACACGAAGTTCTCCATATAAAAGAGGAATCGGGTCTCCCTCTACAACATTATTTCGTGAACCATTAAATAAGTAGCCTTCGGGCTCGTCGGAGTCAGTTGCAGGATCTGGGGCCATAAGCTGCTGAATTCCAGTCATGGCTAGATTTAGTGCTATGCTGCTCGCAATAAGGCCAGGAGTACTTAACGCACCTCCTGATATAAAAAAGCCCCCTGGATTCATTATAATGACTGCTGCTATGAGGACGGCAGCAAGAATTTTTTGCCCTCCAGACTTAGACCCTCCAACAACTGGAGTAATAACAATATCTCCGTTTCTCAACGGAAGAAGTAAGTCTGAAGGAGCAGAAATATCCTCTCCTTGAACTTGGATAGAAAAGCCAATGTCTTCTTCTATACAGTCAATAAGATACTTTTTAAATTCTGGGCGATTTGATGCTATAAGGCGAAGTGCGTCTTGAACGCTTTCTCCTGAAAAGTTAAATTGCTGACCAAATTTATGGCCTAGTTCGCCCTCTAAGTATATTTTACGGTTCATATCTATAAATTCCAGTTAAGTGCTTCTTCCACATTGGGTACATATTTTCTCTGCAGGATAGTCTGTGCACTGCGTGATGAAAGAAAATATCATTGCCTAAATAAACCCCACAATGATTGCCTACAGAGGCTCCTATTGAGAATATTAATAAGTCGTTTACTTTTAAGTCTGTTACCTTACTGAAGCCCCACTCTTTTATGTGTTCTTCGGTAAAGTAGTCTTCTCCGACTTCCCACCAATCATCTAAGTAAGGTAGTCTTTTTTGTAATTCTATTCCAATACTTCTATAGTGATCTCGCGCAGCTTCTAAACAGTCAAACTTTCCAAAGTCATACTCTCTACCTACTAGAGGATTGAACGTAACTCTAGGCTGTAAAGTATGTAGCTCCATTTGGGGAAAGCTAAATATGTGGTAAGGAATACCCAAAGCATTACAGTACTTTATATCATTTTCACTAGGCAGAGCTTCTCCATCGGGATGGCTATGTACAATTGCTATTATATCGGCAGCTTTTCTTACTTCTATAAATTCTTTGGGATCAAGTATAAAGTCGTCTTCCCCTTCTGCAACATTAGTGCATGGGTACCACTTCTTTTTTCCTTTTACTACTGCTATTATGCCACACCCTTCTCTTGGGTATTCTTTCTCAAAGTGATCTCGTATTTCTTCTATCATCTAAACTTTTTACTTCCTGAGAAAGCTCCAAAGGGTAGAGGTTGATTAGTAAGCTTTTCCACTGAAGGAATGGAATTACTCGAAGCAAGGGAGTTAGGCTTAAACTGAAATCTAGCCTTACAAGAGGACAACTTCTTGCCACATACGTCGCCTCGTAGCCAGTATCTTGAGTTAGCTTCGGGAGTATTTCCAGTATTTGCTAAGACACACTTCCACACAGTATCTGAATGCAAAACAAAGTTATCTACCACATAAGAGTCGTTTTCGTCCCAAGTCACATATCCCTTAACTCCAGTATGTCCCAAAGCCGTAGTAGCTGCTACATCTGCTTCAGGTACAATAGGCTCGTCATCTTGTGTAAAAAATGCTTTATGAGTATTAACGCCCCCAGAAGCGTTTGCAGTCTGAATTTCGCTATTTAAAGCCCAAGTGCATCCGCCTCCGACCCCTCCGAAGTGCCCTTGGTAAATCCAAGAGCAGTATTTTCCCACCAAAGTTCTTCGTGGTATTGTTATACCTGATAAATCAAAAGGAGCAGATAGTTCAAAAGTAACTGCTACACTATTTTCAGAGGAAACTCTATCCAATATATACTTTTTAGAGGGGAACTCTACAGGTGGCGTAGTATCTCCTCCGGTTTCCCCTACTAAGTACTTCTTTAGAGTTTGTCGTCTAACTATGGTTTTACCTACCAAGTCTTCGTTACTTAGGCCGCCTAAAGAATCCGAAAAGCTACTTAAAACATTCGCTACACTAAGAGAAGGACGATTTGATGCTCCATCTGAAGAAGCTTCTATCCCATCCATCATTATAGGAAAAGCTGTATACTCTCTAACAGTATATGGAGAAAGCTTATCTCTAAACTCAATTGTAGTCAGATCTTCCTCGACTCCTGAATGCATATATATTACAGTACTTCCAAGATCAAGCTCAAAAAGCTCTATTAAAGCACTTCCAGGATCTTGAGTTTGTACGGATTCGATTAATTCACTCATGGTTCATACACTCTTCTAAACATTGCTGTACACCCGTAGAAGTCACCATAAGTATAGTTTTGGTTATATTGTTCACAAACTACTTTAACAGTGCTTTCTCCAGAGTTATTTGAGTCAGGAATTGTAAAGTCGAAAGAAGTGACTCCATTCTTAGAAGCAAGAAATGCAGTTATATCGTCTATCTCTTCTTTAGTGCGATTATTAAACGCAATACTGTACTCTTCCTGAATATTATTAATACCATCTGCTATTCTTTGCTCGTATCCATCTCCAAAAGTGGCTTTTAGCACACGAGGTGATGAAGTACGATTTAAATTTTTATCTGGACGAGCCACTGAGACCCCGTCCAGCAGTAAGAAACCTATTGCCATTATGCTACTCCATAGGGGCTTAATATGCCACCTGAACGTTTCTGATTTTGAAGCTCTTTCTGCACTGCTTTTGCAATTAGGTTACCCATGTTACCGGCCTCTGCAGAGCTTTGTTCCGTATTAGTAGAGGCATTCCCGTTTGAGTCTATTGCTACGTTTACAGTAACATTGTTGTTTTGACCCGCGCTTCCACTCATACTTACAGGAATTGACTTTCCATCGGGCAAAGGAACTATAGCCTCGGTTCCGTGCATCATTACAGGGTAACCAGCATTAGGCCCTTTTGCGACCCCTCCAGTATTATATCCTTGCATCTTGTTCCCCACAAGACCTCCGTTTTTAAACCCTGGCAAGCTAAACCCTGAAGTACTGGTTGGACCTAGCCCTGAGCCTACACTCAGAGCAGATGTATTAACTTGACCTGCTGGTATGGGAGTACTAAGACCTCCTAGCATAGTTTTTAGAATGTTCGCTACTATTAACTGAGATATTACATCAGCAATAGACTTAAGTATACTTAGGGCCATGCTCTTAAATGCGTCTTTGACAGAAGCTGTTCCTTCTATCAAAGAGCTAATTGCAGACTGAAAGTTACTAGTAAAACTATTTTCAATTGTATTTAAAATCTGAGAAGTATCACTTAACTGTTCGTTTGCAAACTCTAATTCGGACACTCTATCTAAGATTTCAGCAACTGCGGTTTTCCTAGAGCTATTTGCTGCGGTTAGGGCCGTGTCTCTTTGTCCGGAAAGGCCTTGTAACATTTGCTTATTTAAGTTTGCTATTTCGTTATACGCGCTTTGAGCTACAGAGTCTCCCGTAACGCTTGCCTCTCTTGCCTTTGAAGTAGCTTCTAGTTGAGCTATTTTAAGTCTACTTTCTAATAAGCCATACTCTAAGTTTATTGCCTGTACTTTTAAATCATACTCTGCTTGAATATTTTCTAATCTTCTTTGTTCGAAGTCTTTTGCTAGTTGTAAAGCTAGCTCCGACTTTTTTTCATCCATAAACATATTAGCGCCAAAACGCTTATCAAACTCTCTTAGTTTTTTATTATTCTCTAAATTTGCTAGCTTTTCGGAGTCATTGAATATTTGTTGTCTTAAACCTCTTTCTTTCTCCAAAGACTGTACTAAGCTTTGTTGTGCCGCTAATACTTTACCTTCAAAATCTAAGCTATACAGGTCTCTCTTAATACCAAGTATTGCTACTTCTATGAGTTCTCTTTGCCGTGCTGTTAATAATACTTGTTTTTCCAGTCCTAGTTGTTGTTCTGCAGTTTCATAAGCTCTTTTAGCTGCTCCTTCTAATTGGTCGTAACTCTCAGCCCTAGCACCGCTTAGAATATCTAACCGGTCTTGGACGATCTTAGCGATAGACCTTTCACTATCCTCGACAGCGTCTTTAGCCTTTAAATGATCCTTTTCATACCCAAGTGCAGTTCTATATTTTTTCTCTCTTTCAGTCGCTAGTTTTATTCCGGCTATTTCAAACTCGTGCCTAGTCTGGTTTATCTTTGTAATAGTATCTGCTTGTTTTATATATGCTTTTATAATAGAAGCTTCTTCTGGACCAAGGCCAAAAGCTTGTAAATTACCATCCGATTTAGAAAGAAGATTTCTCCAGTTTTCTAAAGGGCTTATTCCTTTTTCAAAAGCTTGACCTAAATTAGTAGCCTGTTGTTCCATATTGATAAAATAGTTATTAATATCTGACAGCGCAGCATCGGCTCCATTGTTTTTATTTAAAGCCCCATAAAAACTACCAACACTTTGAGTAGCTGCTTTTGCTGCTTCATTTGCAGCGGTTAACGCCATTGCTAAATTTTGCTCAGCAAGAACTGCTTTCTCTATCTCTTCTGCTGGTCCTCCCACTGTTAAAACTTTTAACAAATTTGTTGCAGACTGATCTGCTCCATCAGTGAGCATAACTCTCTGTTGCAGTAAAGGAATCATCTTTTTATACTGGTTAAATTCTTCTTCTATGGCTTCTGTAATTCCTTTTTGAATTTTTATAAGACCTTTAACATTCCTATCATGTATCTTTTTGTCAAAAAAACCTCCTTGCTGAGCTGCTAAGTTGCTGCGGTTAATATCTTTTTGTAAACGTTCTTCTTCTTTCCTTAAGGTTAAAAATTTATTGATAGACGTAATATTCTCTTCTATATTTAAAGATTGAAGTTGATTACCGATTCCTATAATAGTGCTACTAGTATTACCTGAAGCCATAAGTTTTCTTTGAGTTTCATAGAATTTAGTCCATTGCTTATTTAATCCTTTTAACTTTTCTGTAAGAGCTTCTGCTGCTTTTTCTGCCTTTGACTGTTCTTTGTTAAACCAGCCCATATAATCAGCTAGCACAGTAAATAAAGTGATCGCTAAAGAAATCCATCCAAAGGCATTTAGCATAAATGCTCCTGCAGTAATTGCAGCAGTTTTTAACCCTTGTAGCCCTAATTTAACAGTATTCCAGTATAGCTGTAGTTTAGTAGTAACTATTTTTGTTTTTGTTACTAAACCTTCTTGTGCTACTGCCATTTGGTTCATAGCTAGTTTAAAGTCTCTAACAATAGCTATATCTACACCTTTAAATATTCCTTTTGTTATTTCGCCAGACGCTTTATACTCCAACTCTGCGGCTTTAAGAGCTTTTTGGAGGTTGGCCCTGTCTGGGCCTTTTAGAACTCCGCCTTCGGAAAGTTTTTTCAAGATAGCAGATTTAGATCCTAAGGAGGTTATTTGGGCAGCTTGAGCTTTTAATTTATCGGTGGCTCCTTGTACTGAAATAGATGCAGCGGCAGCTTGAGTCTTTAGGTCCGTATAGTAAGCTCTTTGCGACTTCCAAGCTTCTTTGGATTTTATTGTCATTTCTCCAAAATTAACCCCAAGAGCCTGTAAAGGCCCTTTAACTAATAAACCTAGGGCAGCTACACCTAGTAGAGGAGTTTTAGTAATTGCTTTTGCAAAAGGCTCTGCTATAACATCTACTACTTCTTTTACCTTTCGTATCAGATCATCAAAAGACTTAGCTAGTTGATTATATACATTTACTTCAGTATCATCCCCAATAATATCACTAAATTTGGTTCGTGCTTGGTCTAAGACATCATTTGCTACTGCTTGGCTTTTTTCGAATTGCGTCAAAGAATTTGCACTTTTACCCAGTTTTGCTGCATACTTTTCATTTGCATCGTTGAGGCGTAAAATAATGCCTAATTCATCAAGTAGTTCTGGCTCCGCTTTTGTGACACCTCTTACTAGTCTATTAAAAGAGTCTGTTACGTCCCTTCCAAGAATAAGAGAGGTATCTTTTGCAGCCTTACCCAAGTCTTTTAGCTGTTCTTGAGATAATCCTGCGGCTAAACCAATAGCTGCAGCTTGTGAGGCGTCAGAAAAAGTAATTTGAGCATCTGTTGCTGCAATTATATCTTTAGCTAAAGCCCCCATAGCTACACCGGTTTTGGCTGCGTAAAGTATTTGGCCTTGCTCTAATACTTTTAAGTCTCCGGCAGACTTTAAAAAGTTAAAGGCTGCAGAAATCGCAAACAAAGAAGCAGCTAAATTGGCATATGCGCCAAGTACCCCGCCCATGCCTTGTGACATCTTTGAGAAGTTTTTAGTAGCATTAGAAGAAGCTCCTGCAACTCCCTTTAAATTCCTGTCGGCAGTGCTTGAGCCTTTTGCAACTTTATCTACACTTTTAGATGCTTTATCAGCACTATTAGATACTTTCTTTAGGCTACCTTTGTCATCGACTTCTAAGTCTACGGATATCTTATTCTTTGCCATTAGCCGGTCACATTATGGGTGTAGTTTTTTCCACTTCCACCGCTTTTAGCTTTACGCTCTTCTGCTTTTCGTTTTCTATCTGCTTCTTCCGCTCTATAATTCATTAAAATTCGTTCATACAGTTTCATTAAGTATATTGTAGTTTTTTGATCTTCTACTTCATATACCTCAAAAAGTTGGGAACAATGGGCCCAATCTTTGCCTAGATAGCTCCCGGACATTCCTTCCCAAGTATCTGAGAGAAGGCTAAACATAAAAAATGCCACTTGAACCTCTGCCGGAAAGTCCGACTCAGTAAGTGGCATCTTTTGGGGATCAGGCTCC